TTATTAATTAGTAAGGAATAAAATGGCAAAGACTACTTTTGCCACTGGTAACGCCTTAACCAAAAAGGTATACGAGGAAAAACTTTATCGAGACACGGTAAAAGCCGCGTATTTCCACCGCTTCATGGGTGAATCGTCGGATAGCGTGGTCTCTGTAAAGAGCAACCTCGAAAAGCAGCAAGGAGATCGAATTACTTTCGGTCTGCGTATGCGCCTCACTGGAGCTGGTGTTACAAGTGGAACAACCTTGGAAGGGAACGAAGAGAGTTTAACAACTCACGACTATTCTCTTTCATTAGAACAGTATCGTCATGCGGTACGTGACGCGGGAGCGATTGATAGACAGCGCGCTCAGTTTTCCATTGATAAGGAAGCTGAACTTGCACTCAAGGATTGGGGATCTGAGAAGATCGACACTCTTTGTTTCGAAGCGCTTGAAGCAAGTCGTACTCGTATTCTGTACCATGTGTCAGGTGCTATGACTGCTGAAACTACACCAGCAACTGCGAAAGCAGCGCTGACTGTGGCGGCCAACTCGTTAATCACGCCTGGATTTATTTCGCAAATTAAAACTTATGCGAAGACTGGTGGGAACAGGGCAACCATTCCTCTCAGACCTATTAAATTCGATGGGCAAGATTGGTATATTCTTCTGGTTCACCCAGATGTAATGTTCGATCTGAAGAACAACTCGGCATGGCTACAAGCGAACCGTGAAGCAGAAAATCGTGGGAAAGATAACCCTATCTTTAGAGGCGCTTCGGCGATCTATGATGGTGTTGTCGTGCATGAACACGAAACTTGTTCAATCGACTTAGTGGGTGGCGCAGGTGCTATCCCATTTGCCGATTGTTCACTACTCGGGGCGCAAGCACTTTGTTGGGCTTGGGGCCAAAGACCAGAACTGGTGATGGAGTCTTTTGACTACGGAAACCAACATGGTTACGCATGGGGAATGTTAGGCGCGGTAGGGAAACCTGTCTTCAACAGTGAAGACTTTGGTTCTCTCGGCGTTTATGTTTCTCGTTCATCAATCAGTGACGCATAGGAGGATATTATGGCAGTTTATAGCGCAGATACCTACAATGCTGCTGGTGGAAAAACCCTTGATCACGTTCCTGCTTGGGCAGGAGTTGGGTCATATTGTCGCACAGCGAAATGGACTGTAGATACTGCTCCCGTAGCAGCAGACACAGTAAACTTTATGATTATCCCCGGTGGGGCGGTCATTCAGGACATGGTGCTTACTACTGATAACAACTTAGGAACAACGTTGACGTTTGACCTTGGTGTTAGTGGTGGTGATGTTGATTTATTTTTCGACGGGCTTGTCTTAACTGACACTACCGCTGATATATTTCGACTCGGCAGTGTGGATGCTCAAGTAGCAAAGGGTGGGCATGGTCACTACAACGCATCGGATTGGATTCTGATGGGAACTGTAGTAACCGCCGCTGGTGGTACAACTGATGCAACGTTAACCCTTAGTGTTTGGTACACTATGGATCGCGCATCTTAATAGACGGGGGCTTCGGCCCCCTCTTTTCTAAGGACCACAATGGCAACGGCAGACTACGACTTCGAGTTTACTCGTAATCAGGTGATTGAGCGTGCGTTCCGCATCATCGGGGTTATTACCCCTGGTGAAACGCTGACCGCTTTCCAAACAGTACAAGGGAAGTTCGCCCTTAACGCGCTCGTAAAGGCGTGGCAGACCCACACAATATTTCTCTGGACCCTTACGCAAGGAAGTTTTGCGACAGTAGCTTCAACAGTTTCATACTCTCTTGGGACAGACCCAGGGCTTATCGCGCTTGATAGAGCGTATAGGGTTAGCTCAACTTCTGATCTCCCAATCGAGATCGTCTCATGGAAGGAATATAATGATATTACGCAAAAAACATCTGCTGGGGATGCGTATATCATTGCTATTGATAATCACAAGCAAACCCCCACTGCGTATCTCTACCCGACCCCATCCTCTATTTACACTGTTAAGTACGTCGGGATACGCAGGTTAGAGGACATGGACGCAGGAAGCGATACCCCTGACATGCCCGCACGATTCCAAGATGCGCTTTGTTACGGGTTGGCCGACCACTTATCAGATGAGTACGGGCTGCCATTAAACGAGCGGCAACACATTGCACAAAAGTACAAAGAAGCGTTTGAACATGCAAAGAAGTCCGACATGGAAAGGCAGGACTACGAGTTTGTAGATTCTGCGTATAGAGTTGGGAAGTAGGTAGTACAATGGAGCAATCTTATATGTGGCTAATCATTCAACCGATAGTTTTAGTTCTCTTAATAATGGCGGTGCATAGTGTTTGGTTTGGAGGCTGATGGCACCCGAGGCACAATTCAAAATAGCGCATTTGTCGTTATTTCTAGGTTTTATTTTACAACTCATTTATGTGACGACGTTTATCACGCGCATAGATGAAAAGACGCAGAACAACAAAGAAGATATACAGCATATTCGGAATAGACTTGCTGATGATGAACGATTGATTTGGGGTAACGGAAAATAATGGGAAGGGCAGTCCACGTACCACTACTACTCCACGGCGTTACTGACGGCGCTGGCGACCCTTTGGCTTTGGGGAAGGTGTACTTTTACGTTGCGGGCGGTACAACCACAGATAAAACCGTGTGGACTGACGTAGCAAAGACAACACCAGCCAGTCAGCCAGTTGTACTGGACTCAGCAGGACGCGCACAAATATATGCTGACGGGGAATACCGCGTGAAGATTGAAACTGCTGCTGATGTCGCCACCCACGATTTCGACCCATTAAGATTCTTTTTCCCTGAGCCTTCGCTCAATGCCGATACTAGCATGGCGAACAATGTTGATGCAGATGGTACTGCTGGAGGGGCTGAACATACCTACCTACACCAACCAGAACCGAACTGGCCGGTAGATAAAGAACTTGAAGCTGGGATTGAAATGGTAGGGATAGCTGGTGGTGCTAACACAACTGGCGCTTCTGTTGAAGTCTATATTGATTTTGCACTTGGACTGGACACAGACCTTGGTGGCCCTAGTTGGAACTACGGATGGCAGGATGAGTTTCCTCAAACAGGTGACATCCTTCATTTTGTCAATCGAGGGAAGCAGTATCAGAATCCACCAACTCTTTCGACTGCTTGCCAATCACCTTATGATTTCTCAGCGAACGTAACTCTTGGCGGTGTCGGGAGTATGACCTGGACTTCTGGGACGGTGAACCATGCGGAGGTTATTCAAAACTACAGTGAAGGCATTACGTTTGTTGACGTAACAGGGACAGTCGGCGGGAGTCTTGGCTTATATCTAGAAGTGATAACAGGGCTTGACGGCACTGGATACTACTTCGGCACAAACCCGCAGAGTCAGACGGCTCTTATCTTTGATGGAAGTGGGGTTGAAATGGGTTGGGTATGGCCTATTAATGGAACATTCTGGGTTTTCAAAGCAGATGGTACGAACTGGACAGCAGGTGCAGGACGTAGGGTAATTTTTAGTGTATCAAACTGGACACATAACTAATGGGTAGGCCAGTACAAGTTGATGAATTACTGAGCGGCGTTACAGATGCCAACGGTAAAGTGTTGTCTGCTGGTCGGGTGTACTTTTACGCAGCGGGAACCACAACTGACAAAGCAGTTTGGACAGACGGGTATAAGAACCACCGAGCTTCACAACCTGTAGAACTGGACGGTGCTGGCAGAGCACTCATCTTTGCAGATGGTAACTACAAGATAGTTGTTAAAGATGAAGACGACACTACGGTCTACACTTGGGATGAGCTTAAATATTACTTTGGTGGGTTTAGTTCGCAGTACCCAACTGCCGATGGTGGCTTTACCGGAACCTGGACTATCACCGTTGACCCTGCTCCAACTGAATACAAAGCGGGGGATATGTACTTATTCCCATCCCCTAATACGCAAACTGGCGTAACAGGAGTAACACTTAACGTGAACAGTCTTGGTGCTCAGAACGTCTATTGGGGAAGCGGCTCAGAGAAAGTACCAGCTCAGGCAAGCCAGGTCGGCCACATGATGATGGTAATGTACGACGGGACAGACTTTCGACAACTGAATTGTGATTCGGCAGAGTCTCAAA